CTGCACTCAAAGCATGTGCGATATGTTTCCATAGAAGTGGACTAATTGTGTAACCGATCATCATATCAAGCACAGCCCTTGCCTGTTGGGCATACACACGATTCATGTCAAGTGTACGCGGCTTCGCAACCGCATCCTTTACAGCCTTCTCAGTAATCTCATGAAAGACCGCACGAGCAGTTGTCGTGACAGGCAATTTAAGTAGAAGTGCTACTGAATACGCAATCGCTTCTCCTTCACGGTCATCATCCGCAGCAAGATAGACATTTGTGACACCCTGTGCTGCCTCCTTCAACTGTGCAATCGCCTTTGCTTTATCCTTCATAAATTGAAAACGAGGCTCAAAATCATTTTCTAGACCCACCGCTGTCAAATCCTCTTCAAGCGCGCGAATATGACCCATTGATGCAACAACTTTCCATCCAGGTCCCAAGAATCCTTGGATTTTCTGACACTTAGCAGGTGATTCAACAATGACGAGATTCATTTTCTTTAGCTATTAGACAGTGGAATAAACTAACCAAATTTATACCCTGACATCTTAGTTCAAAATTTGAATAGAAACTCATAGAATAAGTATGTATACGTTTATCATGAATACAAATCCATTTGCCCTACTTTTCAATGATGAAGAGGACATGCTTATTCCCAAGGAGCCTATTCCTAAAGAGCCTGTTCCTAAAGAGTCTATAGTCTATCGACCTACAACTCCGCCATTTTATGATGGTCCTCCTGCTATTCAGAAGACACTTCCAAAGGTCTCTATTAAGAATACGCGCCCCTATTCATTTTACGATGCGGGTGCGCCAAAGCCGATTCATCCTACAATCTATGCCATTGTCGATGAGCCTGTTGATAAGGCACCACCTTCATCTTCAGTTGCTACACATCAGCCTGAGCCATCTCTGACTACACTCGCCGATCGTCTGCGTAGCACCCTTCAGAAAGAAGAGTTGAAACGTACAACTCATCAGTTTGAATCACCTAGAACATTTGAGATGAATACTCTAATTCCCGCACAGCGTTTTAATCGACTTACACCTCTTCATGATTTTCGCACACTCGAGCACCTAAATCCAGTCGCCAAACAGTAAATAATGACGCGCCACGATTCTTCTGAATCCGTTGAAATTCCTGAAGAGGAAATGGCACCTTTTCAAGCAATTCAGTCTCACCGAGTCTGTTGTGATTGTTCAGAGAGTAATGAAATTATTTTACAACATTGTGTAAAACATAAGAGAGTGTATTACAGAGCTCTTAATGTTTTTGGTATTACAACCGTTGTTATTTTTTTTATGGCTCTTATAATTATGTTTATTTATCTGGTCATATATGCCTATCAGCAACAATTAAACAGGGATAGTGGTCACGGGGTCATTTGACATGGCTTCCTTAACCTGTTCAGCTGTAGGATTCGCAGTAACACCATATTTCGCCTTAATTGCCGTAGCCACGCGCATCTTTGCTTGTCCCAGATTGACAAGCGACCATTTCGGATACTCCTTTTTGAGAAGTTCAAACACTTTATCAACAAGAGTCTTCCATGCATCAACCGGTACAACTGGCGCGGCTGTCCACGCCTCTCCATCCATTAAATCAAAAAAATCGGATACACGGTCCTTTTCTATCTTAAAAAAGTCCTTGACAGGATTCACACGCTCACTGTATTTTTCAAGGAGCTTATGAACCGTTTTCTCTTTTTCATTTGGAGCGACAACAAGTTTCGCAAACTCAACAACAAAAGGAAGAGGAACGGAGCCGTTAGAGAGTTCTTCCGCCTTTTCTACAGGATTCTTCAAAGTAAATCCAACTTTTACAAAGTCGGGGAATGCGGAGTTCGTCATACAATACAGATAGCCAGATTCAGTGGACATTGTTCTCTTCTGAAGGTTTGTTTAAAACGGCAGACATTTCCTCCGCAGCATTAATCTCTGCTTGCAAAGTTAGCTCTTCTAGAAAAGCACTGATCTCGTGAATCATCTCAGCTCGATAGTACTTTCCATAGAGCCACTCGTGTAGGTAGGAAGTTCCTACAGGAATGCCAACCGTAGTGATATATGTGAAATATTCTGTAATTGTCTCAGTAATATCATCATAAAGAGCCTGAAGCTCTTCATACTGTTCAAATGTCACAGCATCTTGCATACGGAGTTTTCCGTAGAGAGTAGATGCTCTCTCGCTCGTCGTCTCAATAAAGTCAATCTGCTCATTCATGTAGATATAGTTGGGTTGTGCCATGGTAGAGTTATAATTTACATTTACTACATATAATTTCAAATTTTTTTGGTTTATCAAGTAAAAAAAATTTGAAAATAGATTTTCCCTATTATTTATGTAACAAAATGATTCTCCTTCTCGTTGAACTATTTTTCAGAACCATTGTGCTAACAATTACGGCAATCATGAGTGTTCTCATATGTATAATGAGCTGTCGATGTATTACAGATGGCTGTAATGATGCACACCGACGCCGTGTACCATTCTAAAACATAGGTTAATTCTTTGGGATTTGTTCGTTTTCTTTGGGAATACATGAGGAGTCCGCATGTAATTTTATCTTTGGAAGAGGCTTGCTCTCTTCATATGCACATGTACCGCAATGATCTGTATTTGCCGTATCAATTTTCCAGTCATTTTTGCTCTTATCCTTCAGGCACCATCGTCCAAGAGGAGGTGGACTTACTCCCCTAAGATGAGCAAAGAGGCGTCTAAACATTTTATAGTTATTATAACGCAAAAAAATTAAAATCAATTTTTTTTACCGCGGTGGTCGCACAGCCTTCTAAACTGCGTTTAGTAGGCGAACATTAACGCAGCACGACCACCATAGATGCGAAAGATATTATATGTCTCTGCCCAGATAAAAATCCAGAATCTCTCTATACTTGTTCCAGGTATACAGCCTCGAGCAGATGCCATTGTGAGTTCAAGGTCAATACGCCGAATTTTATCTAGATTCGCTTCTCCAGATGGTTGACTCGGTGGAACAAATCCATTCAAGACACCAAACGGTAGATTATAATAATACCGATTAAGCCAAGGAGACTTTCTCTCATTGATACTCGGTAAAATACTACGAAACATCGCAGAAACCTCTGTGCCATAACGTACAAGGCGACCTTCATAGATAAGAGCAAAATCACTAATTGGGTCTGAATCCCGTGTACTATAACCAGGTAAATAGTCGCCTGTAAAATAAGCAGCATTCAAGCCACTCGCATCAGGCCACCAAGGTGCTACTGGACAATCTGTCCCACTCAAATCACGTGTCGCAAGAAAGGGCGCATTATAACTCGCAGCCTCATATCGTTGCGCATAAAAAAAGAGATCGCGTGTAGGGTTTGGAATTCTTAGCGGCACAGATACTTTCGCAAATCCCCTTGTATCATAGGGTTCAATCCGATAATGCTGCGGAATGGGTAGAAGAATATCGGCAAGACGGAAGCGATTCGCTTCAGGTTTATCAAGATAGATATATTCCACCATAAGATATGTATCTCCAAGTGACTGTGTAAGTGGCATAGCAATTCCAGGAAGAATACTCGCGGCTTGACCATTAAATGTAAAAGTACCTTCGGGATTTGCTATATAAAAGGGTGAGCCGAGAATGGGTGGATACACTTTTCCTGGCTGAACGGCGATAGTTGGATCAGTCACAGTATCACTTACAAATGTATCTCCTAGTGCGGCAAAATTAATTGTAAGACGAACAGCATCTGTACTAATCGCATCAATTGGTAAGAAAGCGCCAGCATCTCCACGACTAAACCAAAAAGGAAGCGGAACGGCTACTTGTGTAGGAGAGTTCCAACCAATTTTCTTCTTGGTAAAACCATTATCATATCGCTGAATCAGACGATTGACCGATGTAACCTTCTCTAGAGGCGTATGAAACTCATCGAGAACCTCTAAAAGCTGCGAATCAAGCACTTCTGTGCGACTTCCTCCAATATCAATCTGCGCACTGCTAACAAGTACGTGACCAAGTGAGTTCGTCCAGCCGAAAGTGGGACCTAAAAAGGTTGCGCTCGCAGCTGCGGCTGCTACAGTGCCAGCAAGTTGCGGCGTAGCAATATCGGGTAGATTCACAACTAGATACATACGACTAATCAAATGTCCCTTTCGCGGAAGAGTGACACTCGCTGCCTTTCCAAAATCCGGACTTTGGTCGAAATCAATTCGTGACCACTGCGTTGTAAACCGTCCTGCCTTAATAAAAACCTTCGTAAAAAAATCGATTTTTGGTTGACCCTTTGGACTCAGCAGTCGAAGGTCTTGTATTCCAGACTGAAGAATTTTGAGGAGTGCCGCAACCATCTATCTATGTGCGCATTAGATAGAATAGAAGACAAAGCGCAGACCATACTCCTTCATACACTTTTTCAAGAAGACCTCACATGACTGGCAAGGTTGTGAGAAACGACTCTGTTCTGTGCGACCCATGCGAAAGACATACATATCCGCTCCACGAAGCAAATCGGTATTTCCGATTTTCTTAACGACCGCACGCTCCGCATGAATGCTCCAGTCTGAATATCCACATCCCATATGCCGTGCACCAAACTGATTACACGCCTCTGCAAGAATCTTGCCACGCTTTACGATAAAGGCGACATGAATATGCGCCCAACCTGAATTGGTAAGAGAGTTATTCTCAAACTTAGCACCTTCATTTTCAAAGAGATTCTTTGCAAAGGTATGTGCAGGCTTTGGCTCCTTTGCCACACGATTTGGATACTTGTTAAAGCGACGAGGCGTGGGAAGTTGCGAGTTCATTTTAGCTATACAAATGAAAACACTATAGTATAATTTCAAATTTTTCCTTTTTAGCTGTCAAACATTCTATTTCCAATGCCGTTCTCAAAACGGAGCCAGCGCAGACCAATCACATAGACGACCACTTCCCATTCTTGATTATAGGCTCCACCAGGAGGCATGACAGTCAGAGTTAAACGAACACTCTGAGCACGTGATGCATTCAGAGTTCCAGATGGTTGATGGTCCGACGGTTTCTTCGCAATCGGGTAGCCATAAATATAAGAGGCGTACGAAGTAATTCCTCCAAGATGATGACGCGCTAAGAGCTGACGGAAATACTCCTCCTCGGCACAAATTAATTCGATTCCATTCACCTGAATCGTCGCCGATTTTACAAATGCCTTTGGTGGATTAAATACAGGGTCATATTCGCCACTAATCACCGATGTATAATTCGTCC